GTACAGTAAGCCAATATAGTATTAATCAATCAACTGGCAATTTAACTAGTATTACAACTGCAATCGTTTCCGGAGCCAATTCTCAAGGAATAGCGGTAGATCCCACCGGTAGATTTGTTTATGTTACAAATTCTAGTGTTAGCGGTACAGTAAGTCAATACAGTATTAATCAATCAACTGGTGCATTAACTAGTATTACAACTGCAATTGCTAGTGGAAACTCACCTCTAGGTATAGCAGTAGACCCAACAGGTAGATTTGTTTATGTAATAAATAATGTTGGCGGTACAGTAAGTCAATTTAGTATTAATCAATCAACTGGCGCATTAACTAGTATAACAACTGCTATTGCTAGTGGAACTGGTCCCCAAGGAATAGCGGTAGATCCCACCGGTAGATTTGTTTATGTAATAAATAATGGTAGCAATACTGTAATTAGATACCTTATTAGTAATTTTTCAACCGGAGTTGTTAATACTACAATTTTAACAACCGGTGCTAATACTACACAAGGAAATATAACGGGAAATTGGACTTTAACGGCAGGATCTAGATTAAATGCAACATATGCTGACTTGGCGGAATACTATGAAGCAGATTATGATTACGAACCGGGTACAGTTTTAGAGTTTGGCGGAGATAAAGAAGTTACAATAGCTACTGATGAAACGATGAGAGTAGCAGGTGTAGTATCTTCTGATCCTGCATATGTAATGAATGCTACTTGTCAAGGTATAGCGGTTCCTATTGCTCTACAGGGAAGAGTTCCTTGCAAAGTAAGAGGTACAATTCGTAAAGGCGATATGATGATCAGCGGTGGAAATGGATATGCAAGACCTACAAATAACCCTATAATGGGCACGGTAATTGGTAAGGCATTAGAGAATTTTTCAGGCGAGGGTATCATCGAAATCGCTATAGGTAGATTATAATAACAGGAATAAAAAAATGGCATCATATTCATATACAGCAAGTTCAGCAGTAGCAACATCAGGAAATATCGCTACAGATAAAGTCATGATATCAACTACTAGTAGTCCTATTCAATATACGACTAGTTTTCCAAATGTTGCATTAACTGGAACAGTGACCTGTGCTACTAATAGTAATACAGTCACCGGTTCAGGAACTGCATTTACTACTCAGTTAAATATTGGGGCTTGGATAGGCAATACAACTGGTGCTACAGTTGGGATTGTTAAAGCTATAGCTAATAATACTAGTTTAACATTAACTGCAAATGCAGCAGTAGCGATTAGCGGAGCAACAGCGAGATATAATCCGTATGGTGTGGCCTACACTGTAGCTACTGCTAATAGTACAATTATTCCTGCTAATACAGTTGCAAATAGTATTATTGTAGGTCAAGGAAATATAGTATCTTTTGTGGAAGTAAGCGGCGTAACATCTACCGCATTTACTATTACGGAATTGGGTGCTGCACACGCTAATACAGGCACTAATGGAGTTTTATCGACACCATCTGCCGGTGGACCTAACAACTAAAACTACGCAAAAAAGATAAATATATTTATATACTCTTATAGTAAGAGTTTATGCGGTCCCCGCCGCGTAGTGGCTAGAACCCACACATAATAAGGAGAAAAACAAATGGGACGCCCTTTAAAGATTGCTAAAGCGGTAATGTTAACATTAACTGCAACAAACGGTACAACTGAAGTTGTTACAGTAAGTGAAAATCTAAATACTCTAAATGTTATCGCAGGAATGCCTTTTGTAATTGCTACTACAACAGGTGGTTTAACAGCAGGTACAACATACTGGATTCTACAAGTACTAACAGCGAATACTTTTACAGTATCGGCTACAGTACCAAGTGCTAATCCTAGTTATACTAAGGTTAACCTATCAACAGCTGGTCCAGTTACAGTTAAAATGTCAGTTGGCGTAGTAGACACTGGATTTCAAAATCCTGATTCTACAGCACAATCAGGTAATACTTCAACAAACCCTGGCGCAAGTTATGGTGTAGTTGGTGGTAATACAACAATTTATGGCTCACAAGTATTAGCACAAGTTGCTATTGGTATTAATGGTACTGGTACACTATATGCTCTTAGTGGCAATGCTAACGTATTCGGAACAGGTACAGATTTCGCTAATACTACTTCAGTTGGTTCTGCAATTCAAGTTGCAGTTGCAAATACTAATGGTAGCACAGACTATGTTAATTTAGGTTTTATTGCAACTAACAGTGGTTATGCAAATATTGAGATTTCAAATGCTACTGCAACTGGTAATTTCTTAACCACAGTAGGTAATGCACAATTATTGTTTGCAAGCAAACCGGTTGTATTATCAGCTAATATCGGTGGTTTAGTAGCAGGTACTACTTATTTCGTTAAAACAATTGCCAACACTACTGCATTTAGTGTTTCATTAGACGCAGGTGGCCCAAACGTTGGATTATCTAACCAAAATGCTACTTCTTATGCTGTTCAAGATCGTATCATATTATCAGGTGCAGCCACTACTTCTTATGCAAATGCTGCATTTGTTTATGCTAATGATGAGGCAGGTTACATTGTTCGTCAAAAAGGCAAACAAAAATATTTGGTAACAGGTCTAACATCTGGCTTAACCGCTCAATGTACAACAGCTAATGTGGCTAATACAGCATTAACACCAAATACAATGAGTGTTACTGCAACAACAGCAACTCCAGCAACAGTATATGTTCAGTCAGTCAATAATTATCAATCAGAACTATTTGAAACTACTGTGGCTGCTGGGTCAATATCAGCCGGTACAGCTTATACAATTCTTAGTGTAGGTACTACAAACTGGACAGCAGTTGGTGCTTCTGCTAACATAACTGGTGTATCATTCGTTGCAACTGCAACTGGTTCAGGTACAGGTACTGCGATATTGACTACGGCTAACCCTGATGTTATTGCAACATTCGATACGGCTTATGCTGCTAATACATATGATGGACAACCTAACCCAATCGTTGTAGTTAATAACGCATAATCATGGCAAATACTAGAGCATTATCTGTAAATACATCAGATACCGATATTGCCGTCCTTCAAGTTCAGGTTAATAACATTGAAACAAAAATCAATGAATTAAAAACTGACTTGAAGGAAGTGCATGAATGCCTTGACAAAAATGCGGAAGAAACTCACAAGTTAATAAAAGAGTTGCAAGAAACTAATGACGCTTCTCATAAAGCATTAACTGACAAAGTTGGTGCATTAGAAAAATGGCGTTGGATGATGATGGGAGCAGGTGTTGTTATAGGCTCAATGGGATTTGATACTCTAGCAAAATTGCTAAAATAAAAAAAGGGATTTTAAAGTCCCTTTTTTATTAGTGTGTTTAATTTTTTTTGTACTACATCAAAATTTACTGTACTAAACAATCCAGGATGTAATGGTTTGGGGTATTGACCTTCACCTACCCAAGCATATCCGCAATGCTCTTCATTTAATACAGGAATAAATTCTTCTTCTATAGCAGAAAAAAAGGTATGGTATGTAAAGTTATTATTTACGAATTTTTGAATAGGTACTAGTTTAGGATTATCGGGCCAATAACCAACCTCTTCTACGCTTTCTCGCTCTAGCCCGTCTAATAGAGTTTCATCACTTTCTATTTTACCACCGGGAATACCCCAATTACCTGGATTCTTAGCGTCAGTTCTAAGTAAATACAGGAATCGTCCAGTGTTTTTACTGTAAAAGAATATTCCAGCCGATATGTTATTCATCTACAAATTGTATCATATTATTAATTAGATTACAATACTGTAGTCACCCTCATTATACCATCCATCAACTGCTTTTACCCAATTGCCATCTGTCCAACGATATTGCATGTTGGTAGTTAAATTAGTAACATATTCAATAGAAGTTGTATTTTCAGAATCAAACGCAACTTGCCATACACTACCATTGAATTGTATGATATCATTAGCATTGGCTTTTAGACTACCCCAAGCTACTGTAGAAGAATCTCCCCCTATACCTTCCACAATTAAATATCTCCTGCCTATAACAGGTCCAGGTAATCCTGCATTAGGACCTGTCAATAATGGGTTAATGATACCAGTAACTGGATTCAAAGTATTTTGTGGTAATGTGTCTGGGTCAATATTATATATTAATAATCTATCATCAAGTGGATCAGGAACTATAGTTCCTACAATTTCTGTATCCATATATGGGTTTTGTAACCATATTTGTGATATGCCTGGTTTGATTGCTCCGTATGCATTTAAATATGCACTCCAATATAATGAAGTATTAGGGGATTCAGGAATAGCAAACTCATCATTAGGTGGGTCAAATGGTTGATTGGCAGGTAATAATTGTAGTGTATTACCTAATAATAATACTTGATATCCATATGGGCTAATTTTTTGTCTAGTACCTAATAGTAAATCATCGTCTTGTATATCTTGTAATGCGGTTCCTTTGAAAATACTATAGATGATTTTTTCAATGACACCCATTTTCTTAAGCTTACTAGATGTACTTAGCCATATAGGCATATAGAATTTCCAAGTCATTACATCAATAGGATTTCCTGTTCCTTGAGGAATACTACGACTAGTAAATGTTAACCCGTCCTGATATACTACACTTAAAGAAGTCCAATCTAAAAAGTTATCTGTACTTTGAATTTCTAATCCAGGATTGAACAATGTTCCTAATTGTTCAATAATTTCTAATTTTTGATTATAATTTGTAGTCCAAAAATCAACAGTAACTCTTAGCGTATAAGGTACTGGCATTAATCTTTCTACAGTAAATGCTTGACCCTGTGTAGTTTCATATGTTTGTGAATCAGTATTATATGCTCGTTGACGAATTTGTGTTTTTTCAACGAATGTAGGATTTTGAGTTCTACTCTGATTATATTCTAATCCACTTATGTAATAGGTTATCAGTGGAGCTGATGGTAAATTACTAGCCGAGTTGTTAGCAATTATAGTAGAAGCTTGTCTACTACTATCCCCGTACATAATAGGTACTCTAACATATATAGTATTTCCAGCAGGATCTTTTCCTTTGGTCACATACCAATTGGAAAATATTTTTGCAAATTGAATTAAAAATCTGCGAACCTGAGAATCATAAAAAAACTGTGCCAATTTTATTACCTTTGTTTATGGAATCGGTGGAATGGGATCTAACGGAGCTTGAAGTATTGAAGATAATGGTTGTGCTTCAGGAATAACAGTACCATTTGTCAATACAGTTACATTTGAATCATTAATGAATCCAGACAATAAGGATTTATCTGCTGCTGTAAATCCAGTATCTGTTCTAACATTTTCAGAAATTCTTATCCACAATCTACCGTCCCATCTATATAATAATTGCGGTAAGTAATCTATTCGTAAGAAATAATCACCTACTTGCGGGTTTTGCGGGAATGATATACCAGTACCAACTGGATATCCATTTGGTGCTACTGCGGTACCTGTTAAATAACCTGCACTATAACCAAATGTTCTAGGACTTGATCTAGCAATGAATTGGAATGCAGGATCACAATCAGCACGGTAATCCATTTGTGGAGTAACAGTGCCAGTGAATCCAGGTGCTACTGGGTTCTGATCACCAGTTGCGTATGTGTTATCCGAAGTTCCATATGGACCAGTAACCGAGCCTGTAGATTCTATTGAAAGAATCATATCACCTTCAACTTGTCCTGAATTATTACCTATTCTTTTTGGTGCTAATTGTAGTACCTCTAAATTCATTTGAGTAGAAACATTTATAGCATCTACTGTTATATCCCATATACTTTGTAATGCTTTCTTAGATATTCTAACTACAGGGCTAGCAACTTTGTAATTAGGATTACGAATCATTGCTACTGTACCTGTAACAGGTGCTCCACTTGAGCTAATAACTAAGTTAGTAGGTGGGGAAGGTTCATTATTCTTCCCTGATAATACACCATTTGATTCGTATTCACCGTATGTCGGTGAAATATATAAACTACTACGACTATATCCTGCTTCAGGAAGAATTCTAGCGGCTTCTTGTAGTGCAGCATTATTAATGTCAAGATTCTTATTGTATGTAGCAAGTATATCTTTAAGGTTCTGTTCTGATGACAATTTCCAATATGCTGGATTTGGTGGATATACCCCAGCAGGAACATCAGTAATTGATTCATAATTTTTATCACCATAACTAATTATATAACCAGGTGGATACGTTTTATCTTTATCCCATAAACCTAAGTAATTATCCTGATCAATAGGCTCTTGCAGTATTTGACTGAATTCTTGACTATCAACCATTGGCTCGCATTTAATGCGCCATAAATGAGGATACCATGTTACGGAGAATCCTTCACTAGCATAATTAGAATCAGTTATTTGATAGAATCTTTTTAATGCTACTGGTATTGTTTCTTTTAATGGATTATAGTCAAGTAAATGCGGCAATTCTAATACATCACCTACCATTAATTTTCTACCTATAAGTTCAATCATATCATTATAATGTACTGTAATAAAGATTATATCATTGTTTAAGAATAATCCAAACTGACTTAAATCAAAGTCTAAGTTTTGTACATTATAATGTCCACGCAACCGATATATACTAGTATCGTATGTTCTATCACGGTTTTCTAAAAACAACAGGTCTTGTATGTTAGTGGGATTTAGTGTAGAATACTCAGGTTGAGTATAATCAACGCTTGCACCTTGATTAGTAGGACCTAAATATTTATGTATGTATAAATCAGTTCCACCAACAGTTAACATTTCCGATATGGATCTATCTAAAAACCTATAGTCATTTTGTTTATTGGAACGGTAGAGGCTAAGTCTTGGCATATATGTATTTATCATGCACGAGGCTTGACAATAAATGGAAGACAGTGTATCATTGATATATAGATCGTAAACAGGAGTGATCATGGTTAGGAAAGCTAGCAAGAAAGCCGTAGAAGAAGTTGGTTTGGTCCGTAGTCTGACCCCCAAGGATGAGGATGCCAAATATTTTGGTGAAGAGCCTTTGTTCCTGATTCAACCTACTGAAGAGAATCGAGGGATAGCACTAGCCCGAGCATTCAATTGGTACAATAAATTTTATAGCAAGAAAGACGCCAAAGAATTTTTGGCACAGTACCTAGACTTGAATACCAAAACTACCGAAGCCAAAACTATTAGGCGTGTTGCTGACAATGAAATCATCCCAACGATTGGGTGGTTGTCTCG